CATCTTGGTTAGTCGTCTCGAGCCAAACGTTGACCACCGGCGCAACGAACTCGCCCTCGAGCTTGTTAACCCAAATGTCCCACGGCGCCCACCGTTCCAAGTAAACTTTGAGCTCGTAGACCTCGGCCGCCTCCGCCGGCGTCGCGCCGCCGGCGATGCTAAGCGAAACTTGATTCTCAGACTCTTCTTTGATGATGCTCGCGATGAGCGGGCCAATGGTCTCGGTTCCATCGGCGTCATCGGGCAAAAGGTAGTCGATTTGGGCAGCCACGGATTAGCTCACGCCCCACGGTTCAAGATGGCACACCAGCACCCCTAGGGTTTCGTCCGGGTCGGTGTCCGCAACTCGCCAGATGCGCTCAGTGCTTCGCAAGTTGGAGAATCGAAAGCGCCACGGTAGCGAATCGGTATCGGGGATGCCCTCCGGCAAAGTGTTCGGGTCGGGCAAGCTCGAAATGCGTACGGCGACGCTAACGCGTCGCCCTTTGACGGCGACCCCCGTGTCAGGGTCGCCAAGTAGCATGGTGTTGACGGTGAGGCCGACGAGCGGCGAGCCCGCCGCGTTGTCGGCCTCGGTGGGGTTGAGTAAGACGACGTCCCAACCAAAGCCCCCGTCGCGGTCCTCGACGGTGACGGCTAGGTCGGCCTCGGCAATCTCACGCAACCCCATCGGGGATTACTCCGCCGGGACGGCAACGCCTTTTTCGACCAAGAACTCGAGCGCGGCTTCGCCGGCTTTGAAGAGGTCCGGGCCGACCGGGTCGCCGGGTCGCATCGACCGGCCATTTTTGGCAAGCGTCGACTTGCCGGGGGCGATGACGTATTTGACGCCTTTTTTGTAGGCGGCGACCTTTTTCGCCTTTTTCGCCTCTTTCGCGGCGGCGGCGACTTGGGTGGCCTTGGCGCCATCCTTAGCGACGGCGGGTGCTTCGGTGTCTTTGCTTGCTTTAGCCATGGTCGGAAGCTCTCACCAGCGAAGCCCGCCGCGGCGTACCGGGGCGGGCTTTGGGTCGATTGACGTCGCCGGCCTAGGGGTCGGTGTCCAAGCAGGCGTAGCCGTCGATTTGGGTCGGCACCATGAGGAAGCGCGAGGGGAGCTCCACAGTGATGCTTTTGCCGTCCGGGGTCACCCAAGCGTGCGGAGTCGCGTCGAGCTCGCCGGGCAAGCGCCCGGGCAAAAACTGCGACAAGCGGGGATCGGGGACGATGACGTCATTGACGGAGCCGCTAAGCGCGTCGAAGCGCGTGCGGTCCGACAACATCACAACTTTGTCGGTCTCGAGGTAGTCGGTGGGGTTGCCGGTGTCCTCCGCCTCGAAATACCCGTTGTAGGTCCAAATATCGAACCGGTAGTTGCCAACACGGATATCGCCTTGCATCGTCGCACCGGAGTCGGCAAAGCGCGGGTTGATGTTGACAAGGTCATTGTAGCGGCGAATATCCGCTTGCTCTTTGAGCGTGTCGTTTTGGAGCATGTTTTCGAATGCGTCCTCACCCATGACCAAGATGTTGGCGTCGCGGCCGGAGTCGTTGCGCACGACTTTGGCAAGCCCGATGAGGTCGCCGCGGATGTCGGCCGCGGTGTTGCTCCAGGGGGTTGCGACGGTCGGGAAGTGCGTCGCCTTAGGCCCAAAGTTGAGCGTGAAAGTGCTGGCGCCGGTTTCGTCGATAAGGTCGAGCGTACCGGTTTGCAACACCTGCCAAGCTTGCCGCTCGCGGGCTCGCAAGAGCTTGTTGGCGATGAGCGCCCACGTGCGGGTCATGCGAGAAAGCAGGTCGCGGCGATAGTTCGGGTCCTCGAAAGGGTTGACGCCGGCCGGGCGCGCGGCGACGTCTTTGAGGGCGAACTGTGCCCCCGGGTTGTACGCCGCGGGCCGAAAGCGCTTGTTGACGTAGCGGGCCGCCGTTTGGAGGCGAGGCCCGGCGGTCATGGTCGCGCTCGAGGGCTCGATGACAATCGCCACCTCGGCACCGCTGCGCGTGATGTCGATGTTGACGTCGTCGGTGTCGAAACGATTGCCGGGGCGGGTCGAAAAGAAGCGGGAACCGAACATGGTGGCGTCGCGCATTTCGTCGAATGCCGCCATGAACGCTTTGCGTCGTGAGTCGATGGTCATTGTCTTGCTCGTTGTGTTTGGTCGGGTCGCGTTGACTCAGACTTAGGGGATGGTGTTGTCGTAGAAATTGAGGTCCTCGACGGGCTTGACGTCGATGTCAAACGAGCGCAAAACATCGCGCTCCGGCGCAGTGGTCCCGATGGGGGTGCCACCGTTCCAAACGAGCGCCTTGTCAAGCTTGACGGCGCCTTTGGTCATCGCCCAAATTTGGAAATCAGCCGCACCGGTGGCAACGATTTCTTTGAGCAACACAAAGGCGGGGGTGCCGGTCCCGTTAGCGCCTCCGCTAACGTACGGCACGAGCTTGCTGTCAGTCGTGTCGCGGGCCAAAATGAGGCCTTCGGGGTAGGTGACAGCCCCGGCGGTTTTGAGGGTGGCCTTTTCGGTGAGCCCCAAGTGGAGCACAAACGATGAGGGGTCGATTTGCAGTGATGCGGCGTTAGACATTTGTCGAGTCTCCGGTCGATGGTGGGTGCTTGGGTCTCGGGACTAGACTCAAACGGTAATGGTGGTGGGGTCCTCGACAAGCGAGCCCATGACATCGAGATAAAGCGAGTCGAGCTCAGCGTCATCGGTGGCGGGGGCGTCGCTGCCCTTCGCCTCGGGGTTGCCCTCGATGCGGTCCGCGGCGAGCTTGCGGGTTGCAAGGTGGAGCTGATAAGCGACGCTTGTCACGGGGTCGCTATCGGGGTCTTTGATTTCGGCGACGGCGACCTCGATGGCGCCAATCTTTTCGCCGATTTTGAGGTGGCCCTCGACGCGCTTGCGCTCCTGCTCGCGACCCTCGGCAATGACGGCGGCGAACAACTCGGGGTGCTCTTTTGCGAAGGTTTCGCGGTTCATGTCGGTGACGGTAGCACCCGCCACGTTCGCGGCGCAAGCGCTCGCCACGGAGGCGCTCAAATCAGCCTCTCGCACCTCATCAATCATCCCCGCCGCTAGCGCCCGCTCAGTCAAAAGCAGGCCCCCGCGGCCAAATCGCTCATTTACGGTGCTAACCGACACCCCGCGACCGTCGACCACAGCATCCACAAATAGTTGGTGAATTTGGTCAAGATGCTCGCGCACGGCGGCTCGACCCTGCTCGGTGGCGAGGTCCGGCCGCTTGTTGGGCGCGTCGGTGCTGGCGACGCTCACAAGCCGGGGCGAAACATACGCGTCGATGGCGACGCCGATGCTGCCAAACTCGTCGGCGCGGTCGGTGGCGATGATGCGGTCAGCCTGAGAGGCGAGCAAGTAGCCCGCGCTAGCCGCCATGCCCGAAACGACGGCGTCGACAGGCTTGGTCGCGCTTTTGATGATGTCGGCAGCCGCGAACACGCCGCGCACCATCCCGCCGGGGCTGTCGACGTCGAGCTCGATGCGTTGGACGTCCGCCGACGCCTCAGCCTCGCTCACAAGCGTCGAGATAGTTTGGTAATCCGAGTACCGGATGCCAAAGGCGTCATAGACCCAGTACGGCTCATCGAGCAAAGGGCCTTGCACCGAGATATGGGCGACCCCGTCAACAACGTCGAGGCGCGGGGCCATGCGCGCGCCGTCCCGCGCTTGCAAAACCGCATCGGCGTCGCACCCGATAGCCGCGGCGATAGCGTCTACGGCGATGTAGGACGCGAGGTCATCATGCTGTGCGACGATGGCGTCGCGGTGAGTTGGGTCAAGTAGCCATCGCATCGGGGTTAGTCTCCTCGGTTTCTTCGGTGTCGCCATCATCATCGCCATCGACATCGTCGGGCGCATCGGCCGGCGGGGCCTCGTCGGTTTCGATTTCGCCGCTCATGCTTTGGGTCGGCTCCATGGCCCACGCCATTTGCTCATTTTCGCGGCGAATGAGTTTAATGTTTTTGCGGAAGCTCCGCCCCGTTAGCGCGCGGGTGCCATAAGTGCGGGTCATGAGCCCGCCCTCATTAGCCTCGAGGATGGCGCGCACCATTTTAAGGGGGTCCGTTGTCGGCTTGACCGCGCCGGACCAATCCGCCGAGACCCAAGCCGAGACCACGTAAAAGCGGGACCGGTCGCCGACACTTGTGACCAAGCTGTCGGCCCGCACGTCGCCGCGGATGACGGAGTCGATCAACCACTCACGATAGATGGGCGTAAGCATTTCACGGCCCATCTTGACGCGGCGCGCCTCCAAGTAATTGCGAAACTCGTTTAGCGCGGCTTGGCTCGCACTGTAGTTGTTGCGGAAGCTCAAAACCAAAATTTCGGGGGGCACTTGGTTCGCCCACGCCACGGCAGCCACGATAGCGGCTTCGAAATCGGGAAATGAGGTATCGACCCCACGGTTGTCGAAGCCTACCGGCTCCTCCCCCGTCTGCAGCTCTTGGATGACCAAGCCCGGGACTTGGTCTTGAATCGTCCACGGTTGCGCGGTGCTTTCCACGCCCGGGGTCTCGGAATGGACCGTACCGGGGGTGACGGTCGACAAGCGAGTCGCGGCGCCGGTTAGCGCATTGCTCCCCATCTTGTCTTGCGTCTTGCGCATAAACAGCGCCAAAAGCGAATTGATGGTCGCTTTGCGCTGCGCGCTGTCGCGGTACTTGTCAATCTCCTTAAGGCTTTGAAGCACGAGCCCGAGCAAGGGTTCGCCGCGCACGGTGTTGGTGCGCATGTCGGAGCCGTACACCATGAGGGCCCGCCGGCGCCCCGTCCCGGTGTCGTACGCGGGGATGCGTTGGGGCTCGATGCCGGTTACCCCGTACCGCCAAACGTAGTAGGCGACATGCCGGCCATTGATGTCGACCTCGACGCCGTGCTCAATCCGATTTCCCTCGGCGACGGACCCCGGCACCGGCGCCCCGCCGATGCTCGATGCCTTAATCACCTCGACGGTCGGCAGCTCCGTTTGCGGGTCGGTGCGGAGCACGACTAGGCAATCCCCGCCGATGAGCGACTCACGCCGGATAAGGGCTTGAATCTCCCCGAAAGTCATCCGGCGCGAGTGGTCGCACGCGTCGGCGGTTTCGGCCCAAAGCTCAAAAAGTTTTTCGACGTCGTCGGTCCACTCATCTAACTCATACTCGGCAAAGCCA